GCGCAATGCTATCTGGGGCTTGTTTGTGCAAGCGAGGATTAAGTTAATTACCTTCGAGATTATGGGATTAATTTAACCCTTAAACATAGGCGTGAGTGCTAGGCCGTTGGTTACCAAGAACACACTAAAATCTCATTTTAATAAAAAGAGGTGAGAATAGTGAGTAAAAGGAAATATGTATTTTATTCTAATTGGAATAAACACAGCTTAAAATGTGCATGTCTATTCCATAATCCTTGTTGTAAGAAGGTCCCTACAGAATGTGAAGAAATAGAGCTCACTTTAAATCCTTATGATGATATAGAAACTTGCATGAGGGCTAGGAGATATAAGAGAAATTCTAGGGGAGCGTTGGAACAGTATTAAAAAGAGGGTGATAAAGCTTGAAAATACCATTTGATTTTCCTAGTGATGAAGCTCGTAATAAATGGTTGCTTTATCACTATTTAAAAAAATCTTATACAGACGCGGGAATTTCTGATGAAAAAGCAGAAGAATTAACAGATAAAAGAATGATAGAAAACTCTAATAATTTGTTTGGTTACCATGGTCTTGCATGGCAGCTAGGACAAATTTCATTAGAGTTTTTTTGTATGTATTTTTTACAGGATATATATTTACCTAAGGAAGATAATGCGGCAGCTCCTATCGCCGAAGTTCATGAGGAATTATGGAAAGATATTCAGGAAAGTATTATAGGTAATGGTCCAGAGCAGTTAGGAAGAGTTCTTCCAAGAGGTACTGGAAAATCTGCCTTTGGTACTTTGGGACCTGCTTGCTGGAGTGTCGCCTATAAACATAAAATATATATACTTATTTGTTCTGATATAGGATCTACTGCAGAAAAATTTATAAAAGATATAAAGGATAATATGCTAGAAAATTCTTATATTGAAAGTGCCTTTGGTAAGATGCTTGATGATAAAAATAGGGATTTTATTTGTAATGCAACTCAACTAGAGTTTACGAATCGAACATTTGTTGAAGCAATTTCTTCAACTTCTCCTATGAGAGGGCGTAAATATAGAAATACTCGTCCTGATTTAATAATATTGGATGACTATCAATCTGAAGATGATGTTAGAACTGAAGAGGCCAGGGAAAAGAAATGGAAGAGGTATTCTGATGATGTTAAGTTTGCTAAGCAAAGACCAGTGTTGAGAAATGGTAAAGTAATTAAAAAAGGTACTGTTCTTATGGCTTGGGGAACTCAGCAGCATAAAGAATGTTTCTACAGTAGATTAATAAAAACACCTACTTGGACCTTCAAAAAAGAACGTGGTGTTTTAGTGGATGATGTTGATGAGTATTTTAATTCAGGTCTATGGTTAGAATTTAAAAAAATCTTAAATAACTATAAAAATGAAAATCGCTTAGAAGACGCTAAAGAATTCTATTATCAACATCAAGAAGAAATGCAGTTCCCTACTTTATGGAGTGAATTTTGGGATTGTTTAGAATTAGCATTAGACTATTTTGAAAATCCTAATTCCTTCAAGCAAGAAGTTCAAGGTGATGTAGATAGTATAGGTGAGAAATGGTTTAAGACAATTAGAACTGAAAATAGAGAAGAAATTGAAAATCATAATTTTATTAAGACAATGTTAATAGTGGATCCAGCGGCAGGTGGTGGTCGTAAAAATGACTATAGTGCATATATGGTAGGTTCAGTTGCAGATAATTCACTAAAATATTGCAGAAAAGGTGAGTTAGCTAAGATTAATGCCAGAAAAGAATTTGATAAGTATGTAGATCATATTATTGAATTGCTTTTAGAATATGAAGATATAACTCATGTATGTATTGAAAAAAATACTTTTAATGGAGCGGATGCTAACCAACTAGAGAAGAAAATTAGAAATCATTCACTACTTAAAAATAGAAAGATAATAATCATAAATGAGACTCAACGAAAAAACAAAGATGACAAAATTTCTACTATAATTCCTTACATAAATCGAGGGGAATTTATTTTTTGCAGTGAAGATGAGGACTTTATTGCTCAGATTATGGAATTTGCGGGGCAGAAATACAGCCCTCATGATGATGCTCCAGATGTTGCTGCAGAATTTTGGATAAGGATAGATCAGATTAAAATTCCAGCTAGCCTCAATTTTATAAGTAGAGGTAGCTTATTTTAGAAAGGAGGGAGAGAATGAATTTTATTGAGAAAAATAAAGAACTTCTAAGTAATATTAAAGCAGATTATGAAAGCAGAAAAATAATTTATGATAAAATTTATGATTATTGTGTTACTGGAAAAAGTGATGGCTATAGGGAATATAAAAATAATCCAAAAAGAAGTAATTTAAAAGTTAGAACTAATTTTATTAAGAAGTTTATTAAAGAAGAGGTGTCTTACCTTTTATCTAATAAACCGACTTATATAAGTAAGAGTGATAATTCTGAAGAAATTGAATTTGTTAATTTCAAATTATCACATTGGAATAAAAATCACGATAAAATGCTACTTAGAGATATGTTATCTTATGGTAGTGTATTTGAATTATATTATACTTCTAAAATAGGAGAAGAACTATTGTTTAATGCTAAGATAGTTAGTCCTAGAGATGGATATTTATATACTGATGATTTTGGGAATGCTACTATGTTTTTGAGATTTTTCAAAAAGAAATTTGATACCAAACAGTATATAGATATTTATACACCAGATCTTATATATCATGTTGATGATAGTTTTTCAGAAGTAGCTAAGCCTACTGAAAATATATTTAGAGAAGTTCCTGTAAAAGCTGGCTATGTAAGTGCTTATAAAGAGCATGATACATTATTCAATGAACTTAAAGACCTGCAAGATGCGTATGAAACTAATTTAAGTGATATAGTTAATGAAATCTCTGATTATAGACTAGCTTATTTAATTATGCTTGGTTGTACTATAGATTATAAAACTAAAGACGAATATGGTAAGACACAGTTAGATTATATGAAGGAAAAAGGTATTATTAATGCTAATGAAAAAGATGTGGTAATAAAATTCTTGACTAAAGATATTAATGATACCTTTGTACAAAATACTTTAGATACAATTAAAAAAAATATCTATGAGATTAGCAATCATATAGATACTAACGAAAAACTTCAAAGTAATACATCCGGAAGTGCTTTAAGAAATAGATTAATAGGTCTAGAGCAGCGTGTAAGAGATAGTGAAGGATCTATGAAAAATATAATTCAAGGTCGAATGTATTTCTTATTTAAGCTGTTTAAGGTTGAAAATAAAAATTATGATTATAGGGACGTATCAGTTAAGTTTACATTGAATATTCCGCAAGATGATTTATTGATGGCTCAAACTCTAAGTCAGTTTGGAATAGGTGAAAATATTTCTCTAAAGACAGCCTTAGCTCAATTAAGTTTTGTTAATAATCCTGATAGGGAAATAAAAATGATAGAAGACTATAAGAAAAGCGACGAAATAGATCTAGATAGGTTTGGTGAAGTAAGTGACTAAGGAAGAATTATTTATAGAAAGTCTTTATAAATTTGCTGAAAAAGAGTTAAGGAAAATTTATAAGTTTAAACGAGTTGATAGGGATAAAATACTTCAAGAAGTTGCTAATATACTATTAACCTATACAATTGCTAATGATGTTATGGTTATGGATAAAAGTTCAAGAGACAAAGAATACAAAAAAATGTCTAAATTAATAATTGATATATCAAAAGGTGAAGCGGCTTCTCAAGAAAAAATCATTGCTAGTATTTTATCTACTGTAGTAAAAGAAACCTTTAGTTATTACCACTATAATAAAGGGCTTAAGGATGTTAAGAAAATTGTAGATGCTAATTTTAAAGGAAAACATTTTTCTGAAAGAGTGTGGAGTAATGAAAAAGAAGTTGCTAATCACTTACATAGAAAAGTAAATGATTTTCTAAAAGGTAAGGTAAATGTTAATCAAATTAGAAAAGATATTGAAAAAACATTTAATACTAGTGCTTATAACAGCAAAAGGCTAGTAGAAACAGAAGTAGCAAGGTGCTCTAGCATTGCTTTTGATAGATTTTGTGAGGAAACTGGCGTTAAGAAGGTCAGATATAATGCTACTCTAGATAATAAATTATGTGATGACTGTGGCCAGTATCACGATAAAGAGTTTAATCTTAAAGATAAGATAGAAGTCCCTAGACACCCTTGTTGTCGCTGTTTCTACACCATCGAGGAATGAAGCGAGGGGGTGTAGGATTGAGCGTGAATGTGCTACTGAATATGGGATTGAATGGATTTATTAAAGTCTTAAATACTAAGACTTTTTTTATTTTGCCCTTAGCATGGCTTAAACTGCTATAAAATCGTCTTGTGTGCGTTTAGTGTGCAAGGGGATGAAAATATAATTGCTAAATAAAATAAATTGTGTCACAAGGCTCATAGAGGTTTGTGGGATAAGGAGGAAAGATATGTTAAAGAAAGATTTATTAAAATTAATAGAAAATGCTAAAGAAGATGAACACATT